TGGTTTGCTGCTCCTGTTTCCTGTTTGCTGTCTGCTGTCTGCTGTTTGCTGTTGTGGGAGCGCGTTAGCCAATAAATCCATGGTGCTAGTAACCGCCGCCCTATTATCCGTATCGCTCACCACTGTGAGGCCGGAACTTTTTGATTCTACAAGATCGGCTAATACCTTGCTATACAGTTTTGGTAACTTCTTTTCCGCTTGCGCGGGTGACAGTAACGTACGCTTATAGATTTCATTGATTTTGATTTTTCGCCGCCGCAAAATCGTGGCTATTGCCGCCTCATTAACCCATGACCGGCTGGCGCGTTTTTGTACAAGTTTGTATCCTGGCACGGCCACGCCGGTTTCCATTTCCCCCTGTGCGAGCGTGTACAGGTCATCGATCCAACTTTTAAGCTGTTCGGCGACACTGAGCCAGTGGCCCAGCTCCACGGCTGTCATGCTCTTAGGCGGTTTGCTCAACGCTTCGGAAGCCAGCTCGCTGTAAGCCGGGCAGATCGGCTTAGCGGCGCACCAGCGGCACCAATCGCCGGTCTTGGCCGGTGGGTTCGGCTGTTGCGCCTTTTCCATGGCGTCGCTGGCCTGATCTACGAACGCCTCGATAAAGTTTTCATCGGTTTCCCATGTCCATAGCACTTGATCGCTACCGCTACGCGGCTGCACAATGTGGAACACGATACCGGTAATGTCTGAGCAAAATTCCACCAATTCCGGTTCGGTATCGTAAAGTGCGGCGGCAGCGTAAAACGCCAACGCCATATTGCCCTCAACACCTACTGACACACCTTCGCCGAATTTCCAATCCAATACATGCAGGCGATTATTGATATCGATACCAATGAGGTCAGACGTGCCAAACGCGCCGGGTATGATTTCCTCAAGCGACACGCGCTGCTCGATAAACCAATCCTGTAGATCATAGGCACTTAAAACCTGAACGAAAGCGTGCCACGCGGGCATGATTTTGGTCTTGATTTGTTCCGGCGTAATCGCCCACTGCTCGCCATAGCCTAAATCTTGCCCCTCTAAATCTTTGAGCGCTTTTCGATACTCTTTTTCATAGTTAGCGCTTTCAGGGTCCAAGGCAGTCAGCAACAGTTCCATGGCTGAATGGAATACATTACCCTGGATGGCGTAATCAGATTGGGGTTTTGGTGGCGCTTGTTGTTCTAGGGTAAGGCTAAGTAGACAGTTGATCCTTTGGGTGGCTGTTGAGCCGCCCATAACATGACTGTGTTCCATTTTTTCCGTGTCTCCCGTGGCGAGCGGGAAACAAAAAGCCGCAATGCTCCATTACTTTTTCTTCCCACGCTTGATAATGCCGCGCCTTCGCGCGACTGAAATAGCGGCACCGGGTGCCGCTGAGTGTTTGCTGAGTGCTTCCGACAATGCCTTTTTGGTTACTGTGCCGATGCCGTCTTTTTTCTCCAGCCGCTGCATGATCTGCGTGATCTTTTCGTAAAGCGAACCGGCCGTGGCTTCCTCGATATCGCCCAACAGCACAATTTCATCGGCTGCGATACGTCCGCTTATGTGCACCTTTCGCGCACCGCCTTGCTTTTTCGGTACATCTTCCGCGTTGGCGTCGATGTACTGCACCTGTATATCATATCCTTTGTTGCCGAGTCGCGCGAATAAATCGCCCATCTGATGTTCAGTGAGATTTTTTATTGTGATGTTAAAAGACACTATTTGTTACCCCCTTTCTTTGTTGCTTTCTTCTTTGTTCGTTTGTGCGGCACTGCGCGCGGATTAGTGATCAAGTGATCCATTCGCTTTTCTAGTTTTTCAAGCTGGATGGCGCGTTTCTTTTTGTCGCTCTGACTGCGGCCGCGCCAATACGCGAGCCCTGAATAGCACTGACGGCAGACGCCTAGTATTGCGTAATACTCTTCGTTCGGACAAAATTTACAGGTTGCCATGGCGAGGTTTCCTTTTGTTGTCGATTCTATTTGTTAGGCACTAAGCCCTCGGCTACGAGTTTGCTAGTGACGTTTTCAACGTACCCAATCACCAGTTGTGAGAAAGCCCACGTTAGTGATTGACCGTGAATAACTGCAACGCCAAAAATGTGCGTGCGTGGATCGAATCCAGAGTTTGTTAATCCAATCGGGTGTACTTCATAGCGGTCTTTTTCTTTGACTACTTCGGGGTGTTTCTGCAAGGCTGATTTGAGCGGCTTAATGTAGTCGGGTCGTGCTAGCTCAATAAAGGTCGCATCTGTTCTTATTTTCTTCAACAGCACGCCGTTAGCGCAACCGCCGATTACAACTACATCCATAACAGCCGATAACTGTTGTTCTGGTTTTGCCTTTGCATTGCGCTTAGCGCGCGCTTGCTTCAGTTCGTCTTGTGTTGGTTTACGTCGTGCCATAATTAAAATCTCGGTCCTTTGTTTATAATGGATTAATGCGGGCTTCTTTATCGCCGCGATATTCCATAGATGCTTCAGATATCAGTATTTCAATAATCTCGCGGCGGCTGCGCGCGTTGGCATTGCACAGCTCATCGAGCCTATCGATAAACTCAGTACCCATGCGCAATACCACGCTCTGCACGTAATCCGGGTCACGAAAGCCGCCGCGTTTTAACGGCGTGGTAGGCGCTTCTTGGACTTTCTTTTTCCGGCGTTTTGTCATTGGCATACTTAAAATTCCCCATCTTGTAGTGCGTCATGCACTTATGGTAACATGATAGCCGTGTGATATACAATTCGGGACCAACACCCACTATGCATGAGTCGTTACCGCCTGATAAATTTATCGAAAACCTTAAACGCACGCGCGACACGCTGGGCACGTGCCCGCACCCGTCCAAGGTTCGTTTTAAGACAAAAGAGTACGCACAAGTCCGCGCTACCGTGCTCGGTTATAACGCCTATGAATGCGTGTGCGGGTATTGGCATCTAACTAGCCAACAGTCTATAAATGAAAGTACATCGGGAGAATAAAAATGAAAATATACGATTTCAATTGGGAAAGAGCACGCCGCATTCCTATCGCTGAACGAAAACGACTGCTCAACACTCCAGAAGCACGCCGGAAAAGACAACTGCTTCGCGAAAAACAATTCGCAGAATTAGCGAAACGCGGCGTGACAATAACGCGTAATGCTGACACCGAATGATCTAGAGCCCGATCAGCTCAAGTGCATCGCTTTCATCGATAGCGGTGAAGATGCATTGGTCTGCGCCGATGTCGGCACCGGTAAAACGGTTATCGCTCTGACTGCTGCACTGCGCGCCTTGCAATCGTCGTTTCATAATGGTGAAGTTAAACGCTGGCTAGTGGTCGCGCCCTTACTGGTAGCAACTGATACGTGGTCTCAGGAACCATCGCTTTGGGAGCACTTACGAGACATCAAACTAGCCATCGCTTGCGGCACCGCCAAACAACGTTTGAAAGCTATTGAATCCGATGCGCAGATCGTTGTCATCAACTATGAAAACCTGCCCTGGTTGATGAATCACTACCCGCGCCCGCTCAAGCGTAAAGGCATACGCCCGCCCGATCCGCTGCCGTTCGATGGTCTGATCTGTGACGAAATAGACAAGCTGAAAGATGTCAGTTCGCAGCGCTTCAAAGCGTTTCGCGAGCGCATTGGTATCTTTAATAAACGCATTGGATTAACGGGCACGCTGATACCGAACAAGCTAACAGAAGTGTGGGGGCAAGCGTATATCGTTGACGGCGGTCAGAGTTTCGGGCGCAGTTTTTACAAGTGGCAACGCGAGTATTTCTATCCAACCGATTTTCAACAGCGCAAGTGGGCACCCTTTCCAAACACCCGACAAACCATACTACACGCTTTAAGTGACCTTGCGTACCGCTTGCCCGCCGTCAATCTGCCTGATGTGGTGGTGCTCGAACCGCACAAGATGCGCTTGCCCTTATCGATTCGAGCGCGCTATGTGGAGCTTGAAAAGAATTTCCTTTTGTATCTTGACGATCCAACTGGCAAACAGCGTGAAGTGGAAGCCGCCAACGCGGCCGTTTTGTCCGGCAAGTTGCAACAAATCGTTGCCGGGTTTTCCTATGTGGATCGCACTAAGGATGCTGTGTGGCACAGCAAAGCCCGCTTTGATTGGTATGACAATTTATACACCGGCCTGGGTAAACAGCTATTGGTGTTCTATCACTATCGCGAGGAATTGGACGAACTGCGCCGACGTTACCCGGACTTGCATTACTTGGGCGGTGGCGTGTCCAATAAGAAAGCGCGCACCTCGATCAAAGCGTGGAATGCTGGGGAGTTGCCACAACTCGCACTGCATCCGGCTAGCGCCGGGCACGGGCTTAACCTACAAAAATCCGGCGCGCACCATATCGCCTTTCTCACGCTGCCCTGGTCGGGCGGCATGTATAAACAGGTCATCGGACGGCTGGCCCGGCGTGGTCAAGCCGCCAAGCAAATCTATGTCCACACCGCGTTATTCAGTGATACGATTGACGAAACAGTGTTTGGTGTTGTCACCGGAAAACTGAGCGGCATGGAAGATTTTTTGAATGATCTTGAAGCCATTGGAGCGGGAAACTGAACGCGAATGCAATCGCATTGCCGAGAAAGCCGGTTGGCTACATATCAAGCTGGATAAAGCCGCACGCGGTTGGCCGGACCAAATTTACTTTGGCCCGGCCTGTCAAAAGTTAATTGTAGAATTCAAGCGCTCCGGCCAAAACCCACGCCCGCAGCAAGCGGCGAATCATCGTCGTCTGGACTATCTTGGTCATCCTGTAACGGTAGTGCGCTCTGTGGATCATTTTCGGAAGCTGCTGGCACAGCATCAATACTAGCCAGCGCAATCCCAAGTTGCTCATGCATGGCGCGAGCCACATCCACCTGTAACACTTGCTTGGTGCCGTTCGGCATAAGCAGATCGATGTATACAACCGGACGTGCGGTGATTGGTGATGGTGTTTGCATAGGCGAGATTTCCTGCGTTAGCTAATGGATTGGCCGATGATATACCATATTGTAGCTGACCGTTTCCATATCCGCGCCCAACCGTTATCCGCAATTGTCCGGTTGCCAGTTACCGCGTTGCCTTCATTGCCCAGCCAATGCAAATTCACGCCTGACGGTGAATCGCTAATCGTCACGTTGTTACCGCTTTCGTTGTACACGTAAAACCAGCAGCCGCGCGGAAAGGGTACCGAACTGGCGGGCAGGGTAATGGTACTTGTACCGGCCGTGGCAACATGCCCCGCGTACAGATCGGAACTGAGAACGTTAAAACTCGCGGCAAAAGATTGATCGCCTGCCACCGGTACAATTGCTCGCGGCACGCCCGCCGCATCGAGCACGGAACCGCCAACGCCCCATGTATCGGTGGAGTGTACCTGCGTGGAAATAGATACCGCTGCGGTACCGCCATCCAGTATTTGAGTGCGCTGATCAGGGTCAAAGACAAAACCGTTACGTGTAACGCCCGCATTAGTGGTTGCGCTAAGCGTTAGGAAACCGTTTCGAGTGCTGTTGCGGATAATCATGTCATCGACGCCGGGCCAATCGATAAAGCCGACTACTTGACCGCTGAGATTGGTAAACTCTAAGTGTGGGTCTTGCGCCGTGCCGCTTACCGCCGGATCGTTATTGAGCGTGCCGCGAATCTGCCAGCCATCGGCAATTTCAAACACGCGCACACTCGGTTCGTATTGCACGTTGCCGGTATCCCATTGCAAAACTTCGCCGTCAGCGCTGCCCGCAATGACATTCGCGCCGCCCAGATCGGACGTTGTTAGCACACGCTCGAAACCGGCACCGGTCAACATGTTGTTAGCTTCAAGGCCACCGCTAGCGGATGCAATGGTGCGCGTTACACTGCCGCCATTGTAAAACAGTTCCACATCGGTATCGGGATCGGCAAAAAACATGTTTTGCGCAATACCTGCGACCGTAGTGCCGCGCATAAAGATTTCGCCGCCGCGCATGTTATTGCGAATGCTTAAATCGTTCGCCGTCTCATAACCCACCAGCCCCAAGTTGGCGACGCCGTTTAAATCCTCAAACGATAGGCGTGTATCAACCGCCTCTGTGGTCGGCGGGCTCGCTGCGGCAACACTACCGCGCGCAATAACGCCAGACGCTTGAGTAACCAGCGTCGCAGAACCGCTGTTGAATAGCGTTACCACGCCAGTACCCGATTGCGCGCCCGCGTTAACGTTACCGCCTAACGCATTCAAATCGAGCGCAGCGGCCGTGGTCGCATCGGACTTACTTTGAATGTCGCCCGGTCCCTGCTCCAGATGCTGCGCGCTGGTCGGATCGGCAGCGCCGATGTTCAGCGCTACATCGGTATCCGCCAGATCGGGGTCGTTACTGTTGGTCAGTATCAAGTCTGACGTTGTTGCGGTACCGGCCAGCGTGCCCATGACTTGGAAATTCGTGCCGTCATAGCGGAATTCATAGATGCCACCCGCTTGTATTTCGCCCGCCGCCAATGGGGTACCGGCACGGTCCACGATGGTCTGCGCGCCAATACCGTTGACATCGATGGTGCTCGCGCCGGTATTGGTGGCGTTTATCTCGCAAGCGAAATACATGCCTTGGAAATAACTGCTGTATCCCGTCTCATTGAGCGTTAACGTGTAGGCATCGGCCACGCCTGCCGCTTGCAACGAGCCGTTAACATCCGCAAAGTATCGCTTGAGCGTGCCTTGAACCGCTCGGCCCGTGTTGTTAACCTCGCTGTACTGCATGGTATTTTCGGGCCAACCATCCGGTGGAGCCGCGTTATTGTTGGCGTCCACGATATCCCAAGCGTTTAATTCACTCATCCCGTTAATCCTCTAACTCTTTCGGCAAGCGTTTCTGTGATTCCATAACACGTGAATACAGTTTCATCCACCTGATTGGTACTCACTCCAATCGATCCATTCGCAGCAAGCATAATGCCTGAGCCTGGGTGCTGCGCCTGAAACACGCCCGTAACAAACCCGCCTGCTGTTGTTTTATCGTAAGTAAAAGCCGCGATTGCCGTGGTGCCATCGTATATATCCGAACCGCTATCATCGTGAAAAATTACAATGTCCGCTGTATTGCTGCCGCTGATCGGTGCTTGAGCAATTAACAGCAACGTTAGTTCCGTGCGCAGCTCGCTGGCCTTGAACAGTTGCACGGGTGTTGTCACACCCGGCCGCACGCGTCCGAGCAATTCACCCTGTGCGTGTGAAACTTGGTATGTCATTGCCCGCCCTGCTGTGTGCCGTATTCAGGTCCACCCGGCTGTGGCAATCCTGTGGATAACAAACCGCCCATCATGGCGGAAGGTGTTACGGGTGCCCCGGTGGCAAGCAAGCCGCCCATGGTCTGCGGCTGCGTAATTGCCTCTAAATCTTTGCCCATTAATAGGCCGCCTTGACGTGCTGTTACAGCCGCTTTCCGCGCTTGCTGCGCTACCTTTGGCGATAGCGCGCCATAGAGTTTTTGGGCGGCAAAACCACTAGCGCGCGCCAGTTCACCACCGCCCGCACCCAACGCACCCGTATAGCCTATGATCTGTGCCAGCCTGCCGCCTGGGTTTTCACCAGCGGCCAGATACTTGTATGTTTTACTGTTGGCGGTTGCTTCTTTAAAGGTGTTAAACATCTTTTGTTCTTGTTCGATGTAGTTCATGAAATCATCGTATTGTTTCCGGCCGCCAAACGCTGCCCTGACCGCTTCGAGCTTTCTCGGCTTGTCAAAGATGCCTTTCGTTATGTCAGCGGTAAAAGATTTATCGCCCAGCTTTCTACCGATGGCGCGCAGATGGCCAATTTTGACAAACTGTTTTTCCGCATCGGTCATGTCGGCCATTCTTGCGGCGGTAATGTCGGCGTCATCGCTGAATAGACGCAATCCAAGGTCCATGGCTTCATCGTTGGCCTTATCACCGGCCCACGCCTTGCGAGCGGTTCTGAGTGCTGGGTTTGCCGTGTAGAGCATTTCCCGAAATTCGTTACGCATCGGGCCGAGCCGCTTTGCGAGCGCGGGCTGATCTTTCCACGCTTTATTTACCACGTCATCCATACCCTGCAAAACCTGATCAAGCTCCACGGTGCTCATCATGGTGCCGGGTTTTGGGAAGCCGGGCAGCGGCGACTTGTCGTCAAGCTGGCGCAATTGATTGGCGGTTTTAATCGCCGGTCGAAATGCGGGGCGTGTAACCATAGTGCGCATTTCCGGTGTGAAACGAATTGGAACCGCTTCCGCCGCACCATATAAACGATCCGCCCTTTCACGCATGTCTTTAATGAGCTGTTTACGCGCGTGGCCAAAGTTATCCTGTCCGCCGATGGCTTGCGCAAGTTTTGGAAAAACGCGTTTCCATTGCGCTTTGTTGCGATCCGTAAGCGTGGCGCGAATGTCGCGGCCGGTTGGTGTCGGCGTCTGTGCCAATTGATCGGTAAGATCGCGTAAACCGGGTCCGAGATCAGCCACCATCATGCCCGGCGTGTCCGCCAGTTCGCGCTTGGCTGCATCCAGCGTTATATCACCGCTTGCGATGTCTTCCTGCAAACGATCCATAACCAATCGCCGCCCATCTTCGTTGATTTTGGCTTGTTTAGTAAACGGTCGTGTAACGAAAGGAATATTGCGCGCAACACCCCGCGCTGCGGCCCCCAAAAACGGCGTGGCCGCACCGAGACCCGCACCGAGACCCGCGCCAATACCCGTGGCTGTGAGCGCTTCTGTGGTTTCGCGGCTAACGTCTTCCGGCGTACCGAATGCAGCGGCTGCGAGCGGATCGCCTTCACCCATGCCATACCCGGCTGCACCACCGAGCCCGGCACCAACACCGGCCAGCCGTGCGGCACCTTTACGAAGTCCCTGCCCGGCCACGGCTTTCGCCGCACCCACGCCACCCGTACCCAAACCGCCCACCACTTCGGCGATACCCGTGGTCCATGGGTCTTCCTGCCGGGCGGTTTCGAGCGCGCCGCGTTGTGATTCCAACGCCGTTTGGTACTTTTCGCCAAAACCGCGCGGGTCTTCGGCCATGTCTTTGTACTGTTTGAAACGCTCTAAAAAACTGCCTTCGCCGCCTTCAGTACCAACGCCAAGTCCGTACAGCGTACTGCCGAGATACTTATCGAAAAACTCGCCCGTACCGGCGCGCAGCGCGGCGGCGGCCTCATCATGGAAACCCAACGTGGCACCTTGCGCGACACCTTGTGCCAAGGATTCTCCAAAGCTGCTTCGATCATCGTCAAACTGCCCGGTATCGAGCATGTTTTTAAACATCGCTATCCCTTGAGCATCGCCCGCTTGGTGGGCTTGCACTAAGGATTGTTTCAGTTCCGCTGACGTTGGCATGGTTTAGTACCCGTATCTTTTCAAAATGTCTGCTTCGGATTCACCCGCGCCACCGGCAGGTTGTGGCGGGCCACCCGGCATGGCCCCTGCTTGGCCCGTTGGCCCTTGCACCGTGGGTTGCCCGGTACGCACAATATCCGGCTGCGCACCGATAGCTTGACGGCGATAGTAGTGCTGTGCGGCTTGGTTCATGTCCATTTCCGTGCCATCTTCATTGAGCGGGTTATACATTTGCAGCCCGTTGTTATACATCGCGTCGCTGATCCATCGACCTTTATTTTTCTGCCAGTCGGCTGATAACCCCGCCACGTTGCGTTCCATGCCGATAAAATGGGAGCGGTGCGCATTCCATGCGTATTCCATCACCTGCAATTTCTGTACGCCGCGCATAAACGCCGCCAAATAGGCCGGGCTGACATTCGGTCCGGGCCACCCTTCGCGCGCGATCGCGATGTCTTTATCCGATGCCACGCCGGGCGGTAGATCGGCAATCACCTTGCTGTTTTTCAAGCCACGGTATTCTTGTTTCAGCAGCTCGGTGTCATCGACGTTACCGGTAATGTTGCGCGAGAACCATTCATCCACGGTGCCCACAATGCCCTGTGTGTAATCGCCCGAACGCGCCGCCGCATCGAGCCGGTCAACCATCGAGCCCATACGCCCGATCTGGCTGCCAGAGGTGTACATTTTTTCATCGGCTTTCAGGATCGCGGAATTTTCCTCGCTGGTCAGCGTCTGTTTCGGTTCTAACAGATCGAATTGCAGTTGCCCGGTCTGTACGTAATTGTCATGGAACCGCTGCAAACTTTTCGCGCTCCAATCGTATGGGTTGACGTTGCCGTACAACTTTAAGAATTGTTCAATGGGCTGGTTTGCACGATCCAGCACCTGCTGTTTTTGCATGGTGTCAACATACTGCTGGCCCACGGCTGACGGTCTTTCCGCGCCTTCGGCCATAATGCCGTAGATTTCATTCAGCCGTTTCGCGCCACCCGGCCCACTGAATCCACCGGGCTGCACACCGGGCGGCTGGCGCTGCACCGCCAACGCGCCTGACTGACGATTCTGCATCTGCCGCATTTGTTCCAGCCCTTGCTGTCGCGCTGCCTGCTCAGCGGTCTGCTGATCGTTCACCGGCATACCGGGCTGTTGTGGGATTCCGTTAGCCATAATTATTCACCGTCCGATAATCTGTTCCCACGCCATGCGATTCTGCTGGCGCTGCATGTCCTGGCCGCCCGGTAAGCCCGTATAAGCGGGCACATACCCCGTTTGCGGCATGGGTGGTGCCATGCCCGCTCCCATCGACGCGCCGGGCTGTCCGGGTGCCAGAGACATCTGCAACGCCTGTTCTTGTGCGGTTGGTGGCGCTTGGCCCGGTACCTGTTGCCCCTGTGCCGCAAAGTAAGCCGCCAATGCTTTGCGCGCCTTTTCCAGCCGGTCGCGGTCTTCCTGCGATTCCATCTGTTTCTTGCCTGCCGTCATACCTTTATAGGCGGCCTGAAAGGGGTTAATGCGTGCGTCCTGGCTGGATGCCAGTAAACCCATGCCCGCCCCGAAACCCGGACTGTTGAGTAGCGCGGCTTGCTGTTTGGGATCGCTGAGCAATCCACCCATGGTGTTTTTCAGTCCGCCGAAAGAAAAATCTTTTAATGGCATTGTCTTTGTCTCCTATGCGATTGCGCCAAGTAGTCCGCCGCCAAGTGCTAACCATGGATTGCCGGTCGCAGCGCCTGCCAGCGCACCGCCTGCCGCGCCTGACCAACGGCTGCCGCCGGGTGCCGTGCTGGTTTCGGTACCGTATCCTGCGGGCAGTCCCTGAATGAGATTGGCATACGCGCCCAGATTTGCCATTGGCTGATTTTGCCCGTAATCCCAACGCGCCTGCTGGCCGGAAATCAGCCGCTGAGCTTGGTCCTGGGTCATGCCGCCCACTTGCATAAGCCGATCGATGTCCCCGTATTGCATGTTCTGGTATTGCGGTGCGAGCGTTCCGGCGCGGAATTGCTGCTGTCCGATGTCGCCGTACAGCCCGCCAAGCTGTTCTAAGCCGCCAAGTCCGAGATTGCCCAGCGCCTGCCCGGCACTTAAGCCCAATTCTCCCGCCAATTGTCGGCGCTGAATATCGCCTTGCATGCCGGTGCCGTACAGCTCGGCGGCAAGCTGTCCGCCGCTCAGTCCGAGCTGGCCCGCCTGCTGTGCGGCCTGCTGACCGAGTTGACGTTCACCGGTATACAAGTTTCCCGCTGCCTGTCGCTGGCCCAACCCCAACTCACCGGCTCCAAGTCCGAGCTGGCCGAGTTGCTGTGTGGCCTGTTCCTGCCGTCCGCGCTCTGATTCGTACGCGGGCGAATAGATGTCGCCGTACAGCCCGGCCAACTCACCGGCCACGTCACCGGCCGCCCGGCCTTGCATAAGCGCTTGCGCGCCGCTGCCGGTACGCCCTGCCGCGCCAAATTGACCGGCAATGGCTGGCAACACATCTTCCTCGAACTGTTCTTGAATACGGCCCGCGCCGGTTTCGTACATCTGGTCTAGATATGGGTTCGAGCCCAAATACTGCCCGCCAGCGGTCGCGCCAAGCTGCGCGGCCGCCCCCGGTATGGCTGCGGGTGTCGCGGACGGTTGATCGAAAAACTGGCCCGCCTCGCCTAACGTGCCGTAACCGGTCATCCCCTGCAACTGCTGTGCATAAGGTCCAACCGCGCCACCCGCAAACTGTGCGGCCTGGGGCATCGTCATATCACCCCCAACGCCTGCAATCTGTTGTGCTTGCTGCCCGGTCTGTCCGAGCATCTGTTGTGCTTGTGGGAGGCCGCCCATGGCACCCATCGCCCCGGCCTGTATTTGACGTGGGTCAATATTTTGTTGACCAAGTTGGCCGGTTAACCAATTGCCCATGGCCTGCTGTGAAGGATCGCCCCCAAGCGCGCGCTGCGTGGTCATGTCCATACCAAGCTGCTGCTGCGGCGAAAACGGCGCTACCGTTTGACCGGGATAGTATTGCGGCCCGCCGCCATAATACTGGTTTTGCGCTTCGCGAAAAATGTCTTGTAAGTAGGGCTGCTGACCACCCCACGGTGCGGCCTCGCTTGTGGTCGTCTGATCGGATTTACTGCCCATGATCTAGCTCTCTCCTGAAAATGGTCCACGTCGGTTTGTATGCCGGGTGCTTTTTGGCGGCTACTTTGATCCAGCCGTGGCGGCCGGAAAACTCCACGGCTGCACAGTTATTGTGCCGGGCGTAGGCTTCCTGTACGGTAATCCAATCAGCCAGCCAGCTATCCATATCGTCACCGGCTAGAAACATCACCCACAGCACCCGATGCAGCGGTAGCACCTTAATCTGTGTCACTACCACACCCTGAAAATCGTTAACTACCCATAGCTGCATGTGGCCGGTTTTTAATTCATCCAACACGGCATCCGTGGTGTAGCCGGTGCTCGGCTGGACGGCACGCCGCAGCACCGGCTCGGCTTTCGGCCACGCCAGCGTTAACAGCTCGGCTCGCACGCCACCAATGGCCGCAACCACGTCGTTAAAAATTTCTTCCGGGTCGGCGCTCATTCAACTTGGCCGAAAAAGCCCTGATTTTGCTGATACGGCTTTAATTCTTGAGCGCCACCCGCGTATTGCGAGCGCTGCTGTACGTAGGGTGAAACTTGCTGCGCCGGACGTACCGGCCGATACGGTGCGCCATAACTACCCATGCCACCGCCATAGCCGCCCATGCCACCGCCATAGCCGCCCATGCCATACTGTTGCGGCATAAAGCCGCCAAAGCGATTAGCGATCGCGCCCATTGCCTGCCCAAGTGCGCCGCGTTGATTGAACAAGCTGCCGCCCCTCATGCCGCTGCCGCCACCAAACGGCATGGCACCGGGTGCGCTATAGCTGCCGGGTCCATAGGGATTCTGGCCGCCGCTGTAGCCGAAGCCAGAACCGCCGAAATAGCCGCCGTAACCGCCACCACCATAGCCGCCCATTCCGGCCGTGTTGTACCGTCCGGGTGCGCCGCCCATGCCAAAGCCCGGCCATGCGCCGGTACGGCCGCCATACTGCTGGCCGCCGCCATACGGTTGATAGCTGAATGGCTGTTGGCCGTAACCACCAAAGCCATATTGGCCTTGCTGCTGGCGGCTCATGTCCTGCGTCAGCGCGTTATAACGGCCTTGACCGTAACCGCCCATACCACCACCGCCGCCTTGCCCGTAATTCATGCCGTACTGACTCGGCTGATTGCCAGTCTGCATGCCGGGATAACTCGATCCGCCGATGTAGTTTTGCAGGTTAAACGGAAGTTGCCCGATTGCACTGCTGCCTTGTCCGCCGCCCATTAGCGTCGCCCTCCATTCAATCTCATTTGTGCTTTAACGCCATTGCCGTGGCTGAATCCATTGGCAATATTGATGCGATAGCGTTGATACCGGGCATTCACCCGTACGTTGGCTTCACCGTTGATCGCGTTTAACGCTTTCGGCAAGGTAAAATTCACATTGTCTTGCAGCCGATTCCGGGTGCCCACTTCCACGGTAACGGTGCTTGAACCGCTCGCCTCGACCAGCGGGCGAATGCTGTTGCAATACATGCGCGTGTTATCGGGTCCGCTGATTTCCTTGGTATCGAGTGTTGCCGCTAAGGGCGTACCGTCGAAGGTGGCGGATTCATTGGAACTGTTAAAAGCTTGCAAACTGAGTGCGCCACCAGCGAATTGATCGCTATCTACCGGTATCGATTCAAGATCAATGCCGAGCGGTAACGGTCCGTCTAAGGCATCGAGCGAGAAACCGGGCGACACGAATTCATCAATAATCTGGGTATCAACTTCCGCGTATGACCATTTATCCGCCGCCCAGTTGTAAATTATCAACCGGTTGTTAATAGGTTCGCTGGCACTGGTACGGAATGCCCAGATAACCAGCCGGTTGCGCCGGTCGATAGCGCCGCGCATGGAATCGAGCGCATCAGTAGCGGCATTTTGCGCGAACCAATTGGACACCCGATTGGCTGAAATTTCCTGCGATTGGCGGCCATCGAAAACATAAAAACCGTCCCAACCATAGTAGTAAACCAATCCGCCTGACCACACCACGGAATTGGGCGCGGGCGTGCCACGCTTGCGCTCAACCTCATCAATTTGAAATACAATCGGCGGCCCGGCGTAATCGGCCCGAAAAATGGATTGCTCCAAAAAAATTACCGCGTATTCGCCGGGTACGATGCGCTGCACCCGTCCACCTCTGCCGAAAATTTCTTGGAAATCGGATTGCGTGGAAAGGCTTGGTGTCCACAGTTCGCTGTTGTTGTACGCGCTCCACTGGATGAAATTGGGTCCAAGGCTGTCGATGTCGCCAACCATCACGAAATCGCGCACGGTGGCGATACGTTTGGCTTGTGGCGGGTTGCCTGCCAAATCTGAAAACACGGCATCCACGCCTAAATCCCATTTCTGCATGGGCGACTCGATGGCGGTAGCAATCACGCGGTTGCCGAACTGCGTAAACTCCCAATTTGACGCGGAGTAAGGCGCGCTTGCGCCGCTTACAACGTTCCACGTATTGCCACCGGACAGTTGATACAGATCATCGATATCGCCGCAAAAGTTAAACACCACATTGTTATCATCACGCGCCCAGAACGCGCCCAGACACACATTGGCCAACGCATTGGTAAACGAGCTGAGATCGTTCAACGCTCTATAAGATTTGAGCTGTGGAATGACATTAAGCGCAATCAGCGCGCCGGGATTGCTGTACTGCGGCAAGTCCGGCAACCACTCTGCAAACTCAATCACCTGTGCTTCGGTGCTCATACCACGCCTCGCGGATTGGCGTAGGCTTGTTTGGGCATCGCGCCATAGCGCTTACGATTTTCATGCCGATTCTGTTTCTCGATAGCCATGTCATACTTGGCTTGATACCGGTCTTCGAGCACATCTTCCTGTATGTACTCACACGCGGCGCGCAGTGTGGCATACAGATAGATGTCGTAATGATTGACCATCAGCCAGTTGGTATCGGGGTCGTTAACCAGCGCCGGAAAGCGCGCCCAATAATTGATTTGCACATCGACCGGTGTCGATACGCTGCCGGGTCCGGCAATCGTCATTTGCCACGTGAGCGCGCCTGCCGTGAGCGGCGATGCGTTGTTTCCTTCGAGCGTGTAAAACGCCCCCGCACGGCCGTTTTGCCATGCGCTCGATTCACGCAGCGCCTGGGGTGTCATGTACTCGATGCGACGAATGTTGTCATCGATAAATGGGTTGCGCGCTTCGAGAAAATCGCTTGGCAAATCTATAGATTGCCCGGTGATATTGAGCGTGGCCGTGGCTTCCTGTATCGCCAGCCGTAAATCGCGGGCGATATTGGATTCCGCAATTGCCAAAATCTGCGGGAAATCCGCGTTGGTTACGGCCACGTCATCGCGCGCCAGCCATGCATCGACTGACGTTTTGAGCTGCCCTAAGCTGCTCATAACTTTTTACCGTAAACGCTGCGCTGGTAGCCGGTGCGTAGTTTGCAGACATCGCGGGAATTCAATTTCATAACCTCGAATTCCGGCCATGTCATAGAATCACGGTAACGCTGCCGCCATTCCTTTTTCCACAGGTAATACGTATTGATCGGAATTTGCGCGGCGTGCTGAAATGGCCGCCCGCGCCCCTGCACCAGCGAACGCTTGCGCGCGCAGTCATCCAGAATTTCGCTTTCAATACTGGTCGGCGTGTGCTCGATCAGGGTGATCGCGTCGCCGTCTGCATCGATGTCAACGTAGTGTTGTACGCCTGTTGGTGCTATATCAAGTAGAAATCTCTGCCCCACGTTGTGCCGCCTTTAGTGCGGCCCGGCGCTCAGCCCGTCGATTTTTGGCGGTTGTATGTGGTGGTAGTTCAACCGCCGCTGTCATAGGCTCAGAGTCGGGCACGTCTTCTGCGGGCGAGTCCGCTGGTAGCGGCGCATCTGACTCTGTTTTGAGAATACGCACAGCCACCGCTGCACGTGCCTTTTCCATTTCCGCAGTTTCGGAAATGTCACGGGGTTTACACGTTGGGGAGCACAGTTTGCCCTCGCGATAACTGGCGTAATCCAGTGGTCGCGTAATGGCATCCAGCGTCATTTCCAGCTTACCGGTTTGCCAAAGTACCTCCAATAACGCTTGGCCATCCGGCAATAGGAAATCCTCGGCAATGTCGATTACTTCGCCCGGCTCCAGCTTACGCCGTTCCGGCCCACCACCCATGTGCAAACCCTGCGTGGAGACGCGTTCATCGAGCTGTTTAATCTTTACCCGTGGCATTTCGATTCCTATGCAGGATTGAGACACGGGCGACGCTGCCGCCCGTGCTGCCTCTGCTGTTCGTGAAGTTTAAGCCGTCATCGCTACCGTTTCGTCAACGTCAGCCACAACACCGCTGGCAGCTTCGTTGTTACTGGTAAGACACCAGTCCACCAAAATCTGCCGTCTTTCAGCATCACCAATTTTGGCGATACTCTCAGTTTTGTATCCGTCCAGATACGAAATTTCCCAGTATTCGGTGTCCAGAATCCAGAAATCGCGTTCACGCTGGAAGCGATTCGGAACCACATCGAGCACAGTGAAGTCGGACACGTACACGTCAACGGCACCCACTACGGAAACGCCGCCACGGTTAACCGGCCCCTGGTCCTGGCGCTGTGTAGCGATGCGCGCGTTCGCCGTAAACATGAAATTGCTGAACCGCTGTTTGACCGTGGTTCCGCACATCAACATATTGGGGTTGCCGCCCGCAATGTAACATTCACGCAACACCTGCAACATATTGGTTTCAGTCAGCGCTACTGGTGTGGCCGAATCCACGGCTGCCGTGGTCGGCTGGCCAAACGTGCCGCCGCTCAGTGTCGGATCAGCACCACCGGCACCGCGCACGGTGTTAGTGGCAATCCAAGCGCCCAGTCCGGCAGTCAGAGAAGCGGTGGTGCTGTTGCCCTGTAGCGTGGCTTGGTTTAACGTAGAAATAGCTTCAACATCCCTACGCAACTCCTTGCCTTTCTTAGCAATTTGATAGGCCAACTCCGATTTTCTTCCGGCCTTATTGACGATATTGGCACGCCGGGAAACTGCGATGTACTTGATCGAAATCTGACAGAACACGCCGATGCGCTGTGCCGGGTCCGAAGCGTCCGCGCCAAAATCAGCGCCGTCGATTGCGGCATTGCCGGTGTCCACGGCGGCCAGTTCGTCGATCTGCCATTCGTGCAGTGTTTGGTCTGCGTTTCCCCGGCCAGCGTTCGCCTGTAGCGGTACTTCGGTGGGGGAAATGTTATAGATTACATCCGTTAAATCCTCGCGGACGTTATCGCCTTCGGTCGCAAGATCGAAGCGGTCAAAATTTGTTGCGCTCATTGGGCTACCCTCTAAATCATCGTTTCGATTACTCGCGCAGCGTCATCGACCGATCCAGATTTTCTTGCTCGCTCTTTCAATCGCGTTACGTTGTCACGCTTGATGCCTTTCGGCCCGCGTAATTGCTGTTTGCCCGGTTTGGTCAGCTTTGGAATATCTTTCTTAACCCGCTTTACTGTATCCCGCGCTTTCGATTTTTCTTCACGTAGCTGTTTGTTTTCTGCTCGCAGCGTGGCCAATTCTAGCGCCCCAAGCACCAACCGGTGATCAAAAATCTCGGCAATTTCCTCGTTATTGTAACCAAGCGAATCCATCGCACCGCGTGCGATTTGCACGTGCTCGGTGCCAAAGTCGGGCAGCCGCTCTCTCAGCGCTGTTTCTTCCCGTTGCTTTAACTCGCCACGTGCCTGTGTTCTGAATTGGTCGTATTGCTGCGCCGCTTGTTGGCGCGTTTGGCGTAATTGTCCGACACGCTGTCCAATTTCCTCGCGACGAGCTGTCCATTCAGCGGGGTCACTCTCACGTAATTGGGCTAGGCGTGGATCATTCAACTCCTGTGCGATTAGCTGCTCAGTTACATTCAACCCTTGTGCGAGAAATGAATGCTGCTGCTCAAACTGCTGCATGTTGAGCTTATAATCCTGCTCTGCGCGGCGGCGATCTTCTGCCAACTTGCCGGTATTGCGTCTGTAATCGGCGTCCTTCTGGTAGCCTGCTTCCAGCTCGGCAAGGGTCACTGTTACATCACCGTCAGCCGCTCGAAATGAATGGGTAATCTCGCTTTTGAGTTGATCCAGTGGAACCTCAAGCGCGGATGCCAGTTGTTCGAGTGTTTCGATGCTGTCAGTTTCTTGCGTGCTTTCGTCGGCGGTTTCGGGTGCCGGTTCGGTCCGATCGTCCTCGGTGTCACCGGCTTCGCGCTCGGTGTCCTCGGTTTGATCTTCCCCTGCTGCTGGCTGATCTTCTTCAGCCTCTGTGGGTGGCTGTTCGCCCCCTTCCTCAGACGCAGCAGCTTTGAAGCGTCCTCGGTCATCACGTTCAGATGGTACATTTCGTGGGTCCGTATCCGGGTTGTAATCCGGGTGGCCACGGCTTAACTGTTGCGGGTTAGGGTTAAACTGTCCATCATCATCCAGTAGCCCCTCGATACGACTGGCTACTGAACGAAGGTCCGAGCCTTCCGGTCCGCTTGTTGGTACCGGAGATTGTCGGTTGACTTCCTGATCCGCCATTGCTTATTCCTGTGTTGGTGCTTGCGGGCTAAAATCCGCAAGCCGTAATTTTTGACCTTGAACGCCCAGTGCGATTGCACGCTTGACGCTGCCTAGCGTCCGCAATGTCCTGCACAACTCGCGTTCGTAATTGTCAGTCACTTCCTGGCCATCGTGCTTGAGATTGCGGATTTCGTTAATCAGCCCTTCGTGCACGGCCTCGAAACCACGTATAAACGCGGGATCGTTTAGCAACCGTTCCGCTTCTTCGGCCTGTACGTCCGGCGATTGCCGTTTGGACGTACCGCGCCTTAGATGCGCATTACTGGTATTGGCATCGCTCACTTGTAACGGTCAGCGGCCCCACGGGTCCGGCTATTGCCTTTCGGGCATTTCTTGCCGGTGTCACCGATGGGTTTTCCAGTGTTGCCAGCATCCTTATCCATAGGCGCTTGCCGCGCGCTGGATTTCGTGGTGCCGTACATTTTGGAATTCCCGTAGCTGTAACCCTGTCCTTTTGGCATCTTGATATACCTCTGCTATACAACTCATTGTTTCATATGCGGGAGTAGCTTAGCGTACTCCCGCGCCCTCGCCTAGTGCGGCGATTCTGCTGTGATCCGCATGCCAATAGTTTCGCCGCCTTCCTTGTCCAACTCCACATAAAAATCACGTGGGCGGGCGGCCATTTTCACCACGGGTGCGGGCACATTGATACTGGGTTCGGTTCGGGTGGCGAGTTGGCGCAGCGCTTCCGTTTGTTGCTCAATAGCTGACAGTATCGCAAGCTGTTGCTGTGCCACTCTCGCCATGGTCTGTCCAAGCTGGGTGTGACTCTGTGCGAGCTGTTTCACGGCATCGGCAAACGCTTTACTGTCCATATTCAATTGCGGTGCCGGTATATCCACCTTGACCTGTGGCGAGCCCACTTTAACTATGGGTGGCTGCATCTGAAATTGCATTGTACCGGCCGGTACCGCAGTTTCCGCCGGTTTCTTTGCCGTGAGTTTATCCTTCGCGCTCGGCATTTTCGTCTTCCTCGGTCTCGAATTCGGCAGTCAGTTGGCCACCGGGTTCATTCAGTTCGCCGCCTTTCGATACCACTTTGAGCGCCTGCTGGTAAGTGTCGCTGGCTTCAACAGCGGTACTGGCAGCGTCTGCCATGGCTTTGTCGCTCTGCGAGCGCTTGAGCTGGGTGTCTGCCCGGATGTTTTGGATTCTGGCGTCCAGTTCCCCGGCCGCCAGCAGTCCCTGGCTTTCCATTTCCTTTTCTTTCAACGCCAGTTCACGCAGTTTGATGTCACGGTCCGCCCGCTTTTCTTGCAGCTCGGCCTGTTTAATCTGCACGTCCATCTGTGCTTTTTGCTGGTCAGTCTGCGTTTTGGCTTGGAATTCCTGCATTTTGCGCTGCTGTTCTTGCTGCAACGCCTGCGCCTGCGCCTGTGCCAGAATCGCGTTTGGATCGGGCTGTGGTTCGGGCGGCTGAAATTCCGGCGATTCCGGGTCCACGAAAAATTGGCGTACGTCACCGATACCGGCCGCGTTCACCAACTTTTCTAAGCCCTTATAGATTTTGGTCGGATCGCTGAGCCCTGAGCCCGCCGCTTCCTTTTGCATGCTGAGTAATTGCGTCAACATGCTGAGTTGTTGTTGTTTAGTATGGAAGCCGAGCCCGGTCGTTACGGCCATGTCAGTACGTTGCCGCCAACCCTGGGGGTCCACATCCACCCACTGACCGCGCAGTTTGACGGTGCGCTCGATATCCCAATGCGAGCGCAGCAATTGGTGCGTTTTTAGCATCAATTGCCGATAACCGGTTTCGGCGAAAATGCGTACCAGCATTTCAATGCGTTGGCTCGCCCGATCCATGGCGTTAGCAAACACATCTTGGCGGACTTCTTGTAATGCGTTCGCGTCCAAGGTGAATTCCGGCGATACGCCCGTGCGGGCTGACCGCTGCTCGGTGAAGTGCTGAATCACGGGTAACAGCTCACCAACAATGGATTGTGTGGGTTCCGGCACAAAGGCATTCGCAGCCGGGCCACGGACGGGAATAAATTCCGCCTGGGTGTTTAGAATGGCTTCCATGGTGCTGCCATCCTCGGTCAGCGCATCCTCGCTGAACACCTTGCGCCTTACATTAATCTTGTAAATGTTGTCCAGCAGTTGCCGGGTCAATACAGAACCGAGCACCTGCAAATCCTTCATTATGTCAATGTAGCCCATGCCTGTGTGCTTGTGCTGCATTAAGATGGCGCTCATGGCAATCATGGGCTGGTAATTGGTTTCGACGTTTTCAAAAACGCGGTCGCCGATCAAGACGGTGCGGCGATGTTCGCCCAGTCCATCGCCGTTAAAATCGTACCAAGCGAAACATTCGTGTACCCAAAATGTGCGCATGCTGGGGTCGTCTTCGTCTTCCGCGTCGGGGTCTTCATCTTCATAGAACAGGCGATTTACGCGCTCATCATTCCATTGGTAATCCTCTCCGAGCCCTACTTGATCCAATTCATCCGGGTCATACCCTTCATTCACCAATTGCGTATATGTCTTGCGCACGCGGTGACAGACAAAATCCGCCTCATCCAGATTCAGGGTCGTGCAATCGTTATCGACCAAACATTCTTCCGGCGGCACCGGCATGATCTTGAGCTGCATCACCTGCTTGGTGGTGCGGATTTTCAGATCAAAAACTTCCTGCTCCTGGGTGTCTGCTTCGGACATTGCCAAGACATCGGGCGGCTGTGGGGGTCCGGCCTGGGGTGGCTCGTTAGGGTTCGGCTGCCCGCCGATACCCATCGGGGTCATGGGTGACTGCGTGGGGGAGCCGCCCGGCATGGCACCGGGTGCGCCCGCGCCCACGGGAGGCATACCGGGAGGCATGCCGGGAGCCATGCCTGGCATCGCGGGGGGCGTCGCGGGAGCCGGTACGCGTATGGTGCGCGAGCGCTGTTCAATGATTTCCACGTCGGGATCATCGTCCAGCATTTGAACGCCGTACTCATTGAGGCCGGTCACGGTACCAACATCGGTTTCCGTGGCTTCCTCCATATACGCTTTAATATACCCGTTGGGGTACATTAAACAGTCTTTCATCCAGTGATGTAGCGGCAGGAAACCACCCAATCCGCCATTGTTGGCGCGCATCACAAAATAATTCGTGATATCGGTTTCCTGTTCGGCGGCTTGCTCATCGTCCGGGTTTTGTGGCTCGAATTGCACCACCTGATCGCCCGATAGAAACGTGCGTAATACGTTGGGGAGCACCCATTCCACGGTTTCAAGCGCTTCACGGGTTACGAAACTGGAATACCCTTCCCTTTCATTACCGTACTCAGCGCCCACATAATAATTAAAATTCTCTTTGCGGTCGTCGGAAATGTCGCCGTCTTCGTCGTTCATGGCCTGCCAAATCTTGCGGCCCAAAAAGCCCACGATCTGACTTTCTGACATTTCTTCGAGATTGTGCCGCCCGGATTGGCGGCGATTGGAATCGCGGCGTGTGTGACCGCCGCCCGGCTGTAGGCTTGATTGTGTGCCACGGTTAGCACTGCCGCCCGTAGAAACGTTGGTGACACGGCCGCTGCGTCGATTTTTCGAGCCTACACCTACGTTATACTGCCCGCCTCTCACTGCCATAGCTACACCACGTGATCGAGTGTTGGATTAATTAGATTGCCACGGCGAGTGCGGCGTTTTTCAGCATACTTGCGCCCGGCCCCTGCGGCAAGCTCGCCCGCGCTGGCTGCCTGTTCTTTCCAGCCTTTGCCGTCGCCCTTAAAGCCTTGCGCGAACTGTCTCCACGCGTCTGCGCCGTTGCTGGCCCAGTTGTGGGCGGGTGTCTTGCGGGTGGTTTTGTGTAATTCATCATACGTCCATTCATACCCGGCCAACGCCCTGAGTCCGATTTCGCAGCCTTCCTCATCAAAATAGCACTCATCAAAGGCGCGTCGGGTTATTTCGATGCCATCATTAATGTTGCGGATTTTGGGTACTACGCGGATCGGACGCAGCCCGGCCTCCTGTAAAATCATCCGCCGTGATTTGTTCTCGAAAGCCGAAATGTCTGTTACTTCCACGTCATGCGGTAAATAATGGGTGCCATAGTACCATTTATATTCCAATTTCAATTCCTGCAACTGTTCCACGTAATACGTTAAATCTTCCAACCGTGCTTCAAGGTAGTAAATGAAGTTGTGGTGTTGCTCAACGTGCTGGTGAAACCAGATCGCCGTGACATCATTCCTGCCCAAATCCCAGAATGTGTTAACCGGGATACCCCGAACGATCGGCAGTGAGGTGATGCGTTTCTGTTCGCGGGCTTTACGAAGTTGCTTGCCGTATATGGCCAGCTCTGTTGACCGCTCAAACGCCTCGCTGGCCGTGCTGGGGTATTCCTGTTTCATTTTGTCGCGCTGTTCGGCCGCCTTTTTCACGTACCAAAACTGTTGTTCGGGCTTCAAATCAATGCCGTGTTCCTTGCGGATTTCCATGAAATAGAGCATCAATTTTTCAGGAATATCGACGCGTTCATGCAACACGTAATCCGGGTGCTTCCACCACGGGTAAAAGAAAAATTTCCAATCCAGCGGGGTAAAATCGGTTTGCTTGTTTTTAACCGCCTGGGTCAAATCCTCGGCCGTGCGGCACATATCGTAAAACTCGCCAAACGGCCCCTCGGCCGTGGATTCGATAAAAGCAATCTGCCCGGCTGCTAAGGTGTTCAGGGTGCCGGTAATAACCTCGCTCGCTTTGTCGGGGTACTTGGCGCACATTTTCCCAAATTCAGATACGTGTATATACTGATACGTGCCTGAACGCATCGACGTGCCAACGCGGATCATTGATCCGTTACTGAATCGCAAGCTTTGCGCCGTATCACTGGTGGCGCGGCGCTGACTGCGCAGATCGCTCGGTAAATTATCGTAGGCAAACTTGATTTTATCGCTGAAAAACGCCTGGGCGTCTTCTTTATTGTGGGCGACTATCCCGGCATTCTGATTGCTGTTAAACAGACATCTATCCAACATAAATAGCTGGATAAACGTAGTCATGCCGAGCTGCCGTGCTTTCAAAATGACCGATAGATACCACATACCATTATATAAGGCGCGCTGCGCCCAATTCGGCCGAAACAGAATGCGCTCGCCTTTTTTATCCTTTATATAGTACAGATTATTGAGCCGCCACCACGGATCAGCGAGATTGGTCTTGCCGAGCGGATCAGTCATCGTCATCGTGCTCGATTGGCTTAGGCAGCCCGGTGTCGTTATTGCTGGCCTTTTTCAGCAGCTCAGCCAGATCGCCGGTCACATCCAGTCCGACATCCACTTTATCACCGTAGATTTTCGGCACCATCCGAGCGGCGTACCATTTGCGGGCGTCAATGCGTACCCGGCTGCGCTGGATGGCTTCCTGATCGGGCACGTAATCGATCAGCCCACCGTCTTTGTCGTGTCGCGGTTTCCAGTCGTTGCTGCCATCGTCGGCAATTTCAAAAATCTCATCGACGTACAACTCAGCCGCCACGCGGCGCGCGTAATAATACATTTCTCTGAACGCGGTCAGTTCGGGCTTGGCCAGCCAGCGAATCACGGTTGATAGATTCGGATAGCGCGGGTCTTTGCAGATTTCTTTCAGACTCTGCTTGTGCATGATCTTTTCGCAAATCTTACGCGCCAGCGCATCGTTATACCGGTGCCCTGTGGCCGGGCGTAGCCGGGTTTCACCATCGGGCGCGGCGAACGTGGTGGGTGCTGGAAACATTCTTAGGTGGCGAGCCATGCGTTTAAATCCCTCTGATAGTAATCCTCTAAATCGCCTCTGCGGTACGTGATGTCGGGCTTGGCGATACGGCCCTTGTTTTGATGCGTGAGCGGGTAACGTTTTGGCCACGATGTCGCGATATCTTCCATCTTGAACAGCTCATCGATGCCCACGGCATCGTGCTGTTCGAGCTGCGGTCCCCAATGCTCATTCCACATACCGGCCAGTATGGCATCGGTAAACTGTTCCAGCGTTGGCGCTTTCGCCAATAAATCAGCCGGGCGGCTGCGTTGCACTGGAAAGTTGTCGTTAGGGGCAAAATACGCATACGCGCTGGCAAATCGGGTAATCGGATGGCGCAGATACAGCCGCACGCACAGCTTGCGCTGGTGTACCTGTTCGGGTGTGAGCCTTCGACACCGGTTGAGCGCGAATTGTATCGATGTCATTGCCGCCTTTTCCGTGGCTCCGATCGCTAATTGGCTATCGAGTTGCCAATATATGTGGGCATGCGCTCGCCGTGGAGTTGATACAGCCACGAACCAAATCTACCACCACCACAACGGCCAGCAAGACGATTGCCCATTTGAAAAACGGGAAAAGCACTTTATCCATGTACTCATCGTTTTTCTTTTGCTTTCGTCTGTAATATCCGGTTGGGTCATTGTCATCGTTGTACGTCATTCATCCATTTCGTTAATAGCGAAAATGGCGAGTAATGCAAGCTGTTCGGTTTCCGTGAAATCTTCACGCCGGAAATGTCTCGGTTCCAGTATTACAGCACCGTGACCACCACCAAACGGGTCATCGCCGGGCCATGGCGGCGTTACTTCAAACCGTATGTAGCCGTCTGAACCAATCGCCAGCGGCAGCGGACAGTAATCCGTACCGGGTCCGATGCCAATATAGCCGCCCGTCGCGATGGAGATTGGCTCTAAAATCATGCGCGGTCAATCGTTGTCACCGCTCCGACTTTCGTAACGTCCTTGGCGATCGCGGTGGGTGATGCCACGGCCTCGTCGTAATCGGCTCCCAAAGTGACCTCAGTGATGGTTTTAACAACGCTGGGGTTAAGCCCTCGGTCATTCCAGATATCGTTTTGCTCGTTATCGAATGCGCCGAAATAGTTGCGGTCATCCACCTGATCGGTGACGTTTGGATCGGCGTCAACGCTGAAACTATACGGAATGCCCGCAATTGGCGTAAAACCGAGAAATTTATACAATCCACCCGTGCCCTGATCGGACATTGCCGCCGCATTCACGATAACGGCATCCGTATCGAGCCGTAAAATCGTGATTTCGGGCGGGTCGGCCAGCCCGTTGACAGCCACGCCGCCCGATTTCGTCTGTATGACGATATCAGTCATTGCGTAGGGTAACTTCCTGCGGTGTCAGCGTGGCGATTTGCTGCATAAGCGGATCGGCTTCGCGGTGCGATACGTTACCGCGTATTAGTTCCACCATCTGCATAAATAACGGCACGGCGATTACCATGGCCTGCATTTTCTGCGGCGGGCGGCCGGGTTGATCGGGTATCTTTTTCACGTTATCTGTCACGGCAAGGCTCCGGGGTTGTGTTGCATTTCTGCGAGTTTGGCGGCTTCGATGGCGTCATCGATTGCGGCATAGAATTCTTCTTCTGACTGGCACATCGGCATGTATGCGCGACAAAACTCCGCTTTTACGTCGTCATCGGCGGTGAGCAAATCTTCGAGCTGTTCGCGGGTCATGTCCATGCTGGAATCCAATGTACTACACCACCGATTTCAATTTCCAGCCATTGCGCCTGAGCGGCGGCCGTTGGCCCGGCTCCACCGATGGTTCCCAACGTCGCGGCGGCCCCGCCACCCAACGCCTGATTGGTCTGGAAATCGCAGCGCTGGTTGCTGTTGATGCGCAGTGCCAGTAACGCCGATACGCTGTTGTCGGGTGTGGTCAGAAAATCGAATCGGCCGGGCATATCGTTATTGCCGGGTGTGCCATCCACGGCCATGCGCATAATGGCACCGATTTCATAATCGGTACCATCCCAGCCGACACCAAGCAGTACCAGCAAATCTTGATCGTCCGCCACCAGCGTGTGCGCATCGGTATCGCTGTTGGAGCGCGCGCCAACGATTACCGCGCCCAGTGTTGTGTTGTGGCGGTGCATGATAAATTGCGCTTGATCACTGCCGCCGATGGCGCTGGCTTTCAGCGCGCTGTCGTACAGCGTGCCCGCAATTGTGATGCCCGAGGCTTCGGTACCGGGATCGCCGCAAATCAGCCCGTTGATACGACTGGTTCCGTTTACAACGTATAACGGGTAATTATCGGTCGCACCGCTCGGGTTGGATAAGATCCGCACCCCGTAGCGGCCGACTGAGCCCTGGTTGACGTTACCGGCGACGTTGAGCCCGCATGCTTCGCTGACCGTACCGGTGCCGAGCGTGATACTGGGCGAATTGATGGTCCAGCCCGCCACCAGCCCCATGGCCGCGTTGACGGTGATGTTACCCGCCTGCGTGAGCAGGAAGTCGGACCATTCACCGCCGACGCTGACCGCGCGTGTACCGGCCACGAAATTACCGACTTGATTACCGACCGCACCGGTCTGCGCGCCCATGCTGAATCTGGCGCAGTTCCAATTGTATTCGCCGGTTGTGCTACCACCATCATTGTTGAACAGGAATCGGTTTGCACTTGGGTTCGACCACCGCAGTTCGTTGTTGAATGCGGTGTTGAAAAAGTGTCTGACGTAGCCTGCTGCATTCCATGTAAGCCAGTAGTCAAACGAAAGGTTACTGATACCCCCGAGCGCAATACCGGCGTTGTCATCGAAATAGATATGCCCCGCGCCGTGGTCAGAGTGCGCGTTGCCGTTGTTTAGCAAAAACCACGCGTTGGTGCCGCTCGGTGCCATGGCGGACCTAACAGCCGCTTTAACGACATTGCCGCCGAAAGGAATGTTGTCAAAATCAACGCCGACGTACGCGGTCATCGTTTCGGTGCCCGCTTGTGGCGAGAATAGCGCGACTGTCGGATTCTGGCACCACAGACCGCGAATCGTGCCCAAGTTGACCGTTGAGCCTGCAACGGTTGCAAACTTGGGTCCGTGAAGCAAACCCGTCACACCGATTGTATTGGTCAGCACCGCGCCCGCGACGGCTGTCCGTGATGCGGGCACATTATTGAAACCGATTGAACCTTGCGTGGTGCTGGTGCCTGCCGTTACCCGGCGCTGCGTCATACCGTTATTCATGGTAACGACTTGCACCAAATTGAAGTTGCCCAAATTCTCAATCGCACCCAGCGCGTTGAACAACGCGAACGCGGCGAACGCTGGGTTAATCGCCATCTGGTACGTTTTTGTCTCCTGTAATAACGACCAGATCCACGTGGTACTGCCGCCGGTCGTTATAGTACCGGCGCTGAGAATGCTACCGCCGATGAAAGCGCCGGTATTGGTATACGTGTCGTTAAATATCAGGGAGTGCGCCGCGCCTGAATTGGAAAAGGCGTCATTAATCTCTACGCCCGCTTCCGCGATTACCTGATCCGGGTTGGCGTTGACTTGTAGGATTTCATTACCGGCGATGTCATGGACGTGGAACACCGCGCCAGCGACGGCGGCTTGTACCGTAATCGGATTCGGCACCGAATCGAGTACAATCTGAGCGCCCGGCGTCGGGCTGTTATCGTATGCCTGTTGTAAATCTGTCTGCCCTGCGCCGGAGCCGGGACTGCCTAATATGACGGTCATTTAGTCACCCAACAAAAGATTAATACCGCCAGCATCCAGATTGCCGCACCGATAAAAAAGGCTGTCATGCATCCGCGCGCCGGTCCAAGCTGATCATCACCGGGCGCGAGTCGATTTCTTTCGGGTGGCACGGCGTTTTGCGTTCTTTTTCTTAGAGTTAGCTTTTTTCTTGGCCGCCCGCTTATCGGCCGCCACGAATTCCCTACCAACTGACTCAGGTATTCCGAGCGTGGAATGGCCCGCCGCCGCCGCTCGCATGGCGCGGCGCTGCCGTGGGGTTTTGCTCGGCATTAGCGCGATCTGGCTGGAAAGTTGCCGCTGCTGGGTGCGGCATTCGGCAACAGTTTGCCTTTCCGGCGTTTGCCGGAGCCCTTACTCTTATTATAATCGGGAAGCGGGTTCGCTTTGGCGTTGCGCGTGCCGCCTTTGCCGCTGGTACGGTTATACGTCATGGATGAATCCTCATGCTGGCCTTGGCGAGACCCGGCCGAGCATACCACCGCTTTGTTGCCGCTTAAAGGCTGCCGAATTCGCTTGTCCATTGTTTAATCCTTTTTCCACGCTTCCGGCAATACTTTCACGCGGTATTCATTTCGCCGGTCTTTCATCACACACATATCCAGTGTCCGTTGTGCTTCGGTGGCCGTTTCATACACTTTCCGGCTGCCGTCCGACATCCTGGTTTCCTGCCAAGCGCCGTCCGCTTGCCGTCTTACAATCACATAGGTATCCATGTTCAGCCCTCCTCAATTTGAAAACCAGCCGCGATCATTTCATCAACATCGAGCCCGGCATTCTCTGCGGTTTCACGCGCTTCCTCATACTCAACCACGCGAATGCCGTGGCCATCGGTCCAGCCACCGCCCACGGCGGGCGCACGCCACATTGACATCGGGCCACCGTGGCCCGCCACAAAGTACGTGCCCCTTTTCGTTCGGTACATCGCGGTATTGTGATAACGGAAATCGCTTGGATAGTCCGAGCAGTACAACTCGCATATCTTTGTCGCGGTTTCGGTGTCGTATGCTTTGCCACCTATAATTTGTTTCATCGGCTTCATGGCTTAAAACCCCTTCTCTTTTAATATGCGGATACACTCGCGGAACAGCGAACCGCGTCCCATGGCTACTGGCAGGAAGTCTGCAAACTCCCGTGCGCAGGCTTCGGCCATTTGAAAGCCGGAAATCATATCCATGTCGCCTTCCAGTTCACCGCCGAGCCCGCGCGCCTTGATTGCCTCGCGCATTTCCGCTGCCGGTATACCTGTCCAGCACGGGTACTTGCCGGTCTGCTTTATAAAGTCTTTGCCTATCTCATCGGACGCATAGATTTCGTGCGCGTCCAATTCAGACAGGTATTCACTGACTGTTTGTTGGTTCATTTGTTGATTCCTTTGTGTGTGGGCGGCAATCGAGTTGCCGTGCCAGAGCTTGCATTGTTCGCAGTAGATCATTCGCCTTACTCCGGGTTCGCTTTCTTAAGCATTTATACTAAGAAACGATACCAGTCTATCAAATTGATATACAGTTTGCAAGCTTTATTTTTGGTGGCGCAAAATTTTTTTTGCCTGACCAGTTCGCCGACTAGCCGCCATCGAATGCCATCGAAAATTCGATGGAAACCCCACAACTTTCATGAATCAGCCATCGAAAATTCGATGGAAACCCCACAACTTTCATGAATCAGCCGCCGCCCGTAAGGGTACCTACGATTGCAGCAGCGGCCGCCCCGATTTCTGAAATCACCCCCTGCCACCCCTTACTGCCCGCCCCTAAGTCCTTGATATCGTTACCTATTCCGAGCAAGTGGGGAATGGCGGACGCGATCCCGGTGGAATCGTACGCAATGTGGGGAATGCTAGACTACTGTATGTATAACCAGTGTGTATAGGTATGTGTATGTGTAGCCATAGATGCGAATGAGAATGTATATCATTACCATATACAATTGCATCGAAGCCACGGCCAGCCGTGCGGGCGCGTACAGTGCGCAGCATCGGCGAGCCGTGGCAGGTTTAGGTAGGTATCTGAAGAATTAGTAAACGGCTAGCACGTAGATATACCTCTATCCGCCCGCATAGTTATCAGATTGTTTCCAGATTGTGAACTGGTTCACAAAAAGAATGAAAAAAAGCTAAAGGTTTGCGAGCGCGTGCCGTTAACTTAATTAACAAGACAACAAACATATGTTTGTTGAAACTGAAACCACACACACATAAAAGGAACAATATCATGGCCATAGCAATCTTCGCTCTTTGTGTACTTGCCGCTTTCCCAATCAGCGCACCTATCCGCCACTATTTCGCATAAATAAAGCTTGCAACTGTATATCAAGCTGCTATACTGATACACACAAACACACAACAGGAAATAAACGCCATGAACTACATCAAAAAATTACAGCTCGAAAATACAGAAGCCAAACGCCGTTTGGCCATGCTGGAAACTGAAATACAGGAATTGCGCGCCTATGTCCTGACATCCCCGAAGTTTACCGGTGTCGATATCGATGGCGGCCGTAAAGATTGGATTTCCACTTCAGACTTGGATGTATATCTGCAACGGTTCCACAGTATCAGCATAAACGGCTGTTAAACACTTACACACACACAACAGGAAACCCACACAATGAGCGCTTACGTTGTATCAATTAAACATATAAACGCACTTGTCAATCACGTTGACAATCAGTCACTGCCTTATTACGGCTTTGAAAGCTTCGCCGCCATCGGCCGCGAATTGCTACAGGAAAATATCACGGCCGTTTGTGACCGCTACAGCGATATGACACCGGAAACCGCGCAACAGGATTTTTCAGGCGAAACCGGCTACACATACAAGCTCGAAACTGTACCGGCATTGCACGCACTGTCGCTGCTGACTGGTTACGAATACCAAGCTTGCGAGTCGCGCGGCTGGGAAAACAGCAAAGCCCGCGATATTTGTGAGCGCTTACGGCTGGCACTTATCCGCAAGCTGCCCGGCTATGATGCTGCCCCGTGGAGTCTATAAAAAAAGCTTGCAACTGTATATCAAGCTGCTATACTGAAACTGTCAACACACACACACAACAGGAAACCGATACTATGAACAAACAAGCTCATTACATGATTAGCAAGTATTCCGGGAAATGCTCCAAGTGCGGCGAACGCGTTGAAGCCGGAGAAGCAATCTACTGGCTGGCGCGCGGACAAATCGAGTGCAATGATTGCACTGGCGGCGCTGCCTATGATGCTGTTATGAATAGCGGCGCATCGGCTGCCCCCAAAGTGACGGCGAACGATACGCACGCTGATAAATGGGCGGCCGCCATGGATTGGGATACCAGCGCGCCACAGACGCCACCTAAGCCGCGCAAAGCGAAACCGGCACCTAAGCCCAAGCCCGCCAAAATCGTGCCCGTGGTCGTTTCAGCCGTGCCGACAGACGCCGAAAGGAAAATCATTGACGCGCGCATGATTGCAGCCGGTCACACACCACCGAAAACCGAAACCGTGCCCGAAACCCCCAAACAGCCGGAAACCGCCAAACAGCCGGAAACCGATGCTGTTTCCCGCATGCTTTGCGATCAGTTGGCACTGCTGGTTAACGCACTGGATAGCGCCACGATTGAACAGCGCCAAACTATCAGCGCCTATGCTGAAAAATTCGCGGCTGATTCTGTGGTGCCGAGTCGCGCGCGTATCTGGCACGCACTGGCCACGGCCGCAACAGTTTAAAAAAAGCTTGCAACTGTATATCAAGCTGCTATACTGAAACTTCACACACACACACACACAATAGGAAACCAACACCATGGCACATTTAATCGATAGTTCAAACGACCGCGACAATATGGCATTCACCGGGAAACTTCCTTGGCACGGACTTGGCCAGCGCATCAATGCCGATGCGAGTATAGAAGAATGGAAAACGGCAGCCGGTTTAGACTGGCACATACAGAAACGGCCGATATTTTACGGCGTCGAAAACAGTGACGGCAGCCGCGAGCCGATGGTTATCCCTGATCGCTTTGCACACGTACGCAGCGATACGCAGGCACATCTGGGAATTGGCAGCAATCGTTTCCAATTGATGCAACCCGGCGACACCTTGGAATTTTACCGCGATCTGGTAAGTGGTTCCCGCTTCAGTATTGAAACGGCGGGCGCGTTGAATGGCGGCGCTAAGGTTTGGGCTTTGGCGCGTTGCAATCTTGATCTTAAGCTTGGCAACGGCCGCGACATTCTGAAACCTTACTTGTTACTAGCCACGGCCAACGATGGCACCATGGCCACAATCGCCGATTTTACGACTGTCCGGGTAGTCTGCAATAACACCTTGAGCATGGCAGTTGGCCATAACGGCGGCCGTGCATCGATCAAGGTACCCCATTCCCGCCAGTTTGACGCCGATCAGGTCAAGGCGGAATTGGGCTTAGTCGATGAGCGGCTGGAAACGTTCGCGGCTGATGCTGATGCACTGGCGGCGCAACGCGTCACCGATGAACAGGCGATAAATTATTTTATCGGTCTTTATGCTAAAACGGATGAGCAAAACAATGTAGTCAATGAGCGCACCTTAAAAGCCGTTACAGGGAAATTGATGCATGCATACCGTAGCGGGCCGGGTTCTGATCTGGAAAGCGCAGACGGCACCGCGTGGGGTCTTATGAACGCCGTAACCAACTTTATCGATTTTTCCACGGTATCACGCACGCCAGAAAATCGCTTTTCTTCTGGCCAGTTTGGCCACGGCGCAACCCTGAAAGCGCGCGCATTCGATAGCGCGCTGGAATTGGTAGCCTAACGGAATCGAGCGGGAAGGGAGTCCCGCTCAAGTTTCTGTGTTTTCAGCCGCTGAGAATACAGAACCTTGAGCAATCACACACACAACAGGAAACTGACACCATGAAAAATTCAGACTTACAACTTGCCGATCAAGTAACGCGCGAAAATACACACGGCGTCTGTACCGTCAAACAAATCAAAGATGGGAGAATCAGCTTTTTTCGGCCGTATACACACACATCAGATTTTTCCAGTATTAGCGGCGTGATTTGTTACGTGGGTATAGAAGAATGGACAGAAGAAACAAACGACACACGCGGCGATTGGACGTTAATCAGCCGCACGCCGCTGAGATAGGCGCCGCTTCACCACACAGGAAACAAGACAATGCAAAGTATTATTCTTAAACAATTAGACACTGACACGTTTACAACCATTATCAGCGAACTGGCGCAACTGGAACAAAACGGCTTAATCGATGATATACCCGTGATTGTATTAGAGCACGGACACATACGCGGATTAATAGATGCCGCATTAGACTTGCCGGAATACCAGCGCAAACAGATCGCCATGGCGCTGATCGCTTCCACGTTAACCGATGTTTCGGCCACGGAAGCGTTTAATACCCTGCAATTTTGTGACGAAGCGGCCATGGAATCGGCCGATGAAACGGACACGCTGCAATGAGCGCGCCTGTTCCATTCCAGTATTCTTTGCCGCGTTACTGGCGGGAAACTTTAGGCGTTCTAATCTGGCTGCTGGTGGTGTGGTTTATAGGGCCATTAATGATTGAGCGCGCCACCGATCTGAAACAGGGATTTTTTCCCGCCACGCGGCCGCCCGTGGTTTGCAATAAAAGCCCGGCGGCCACGGATGCGGAAATCCTGCAATGCTATTCAGAAATGCCGACACCAGCCGACACCCTAACAGCCGCCGAAAAACGCGCGATTTTTCGCCAGTATGGCCTAGCGCCTTAATAGGAAACTGATACTATGAACGCAAAACCCGATCAACTGAACGACATACAACCCGATCAACTGCGCGCCATCATGCTGGAAATCGAGCGGGACTTGTCAATGTTTATGCCGCCAGCCCGTGAACGTGTTTTAAAGCGCGTACAGGCGGTTTATTTCCTTGGCGCTATCGATGGCCTAAAGAATGTATCCCCGACTGCTGAGCGGCGCGTGCATAGCCGGGAGCGGCACGTTAAAACGGGCACCGATTAACCCCTTTTGTGTGTGTGTGTGTGTGTGTGTGTTTGGGGCAGCTAAGCTGCCCCTTTTTTATGGCCGCAACCGGTTCGAGCGTAGCGACGTAGCAGCGGCCCCTATACCCCTATAATAGGTATATAAAGTAGATTAAAGATATATCTAACTCTATGGGGTAGTGCTACCTGCTACCTTTCAGGCTAAACCCTTGAGCACGCAGTTAAAAACGCGTAGCACCGCGTAGCACGCTATCAGTCTGAATAACGCTATTTTAAGGGTTTGGTAGCGGGGAAATCTAAAATGTTATCGCCCGGCGTACCGTTGCGCAAAATCTCCGCCTTGATTTTCGGGTGATCGGTGCTACCTTTCCATTGCTCGAAATTGCGAATAATCCATGGCCTAACGGGCACCTTTCCGCCTACCTTAATTCCACTTTTCGGCAAGCCGCTGACCTTTTTTGCACGCTTCTGTAATACGGCCGTTAACGAGCGTTTCAGGGTATCGGCGGCCATGGGTAATTCCAGCCCTAAATCGATTCGAGCGCGCCGCGCGAAAGCGCCAAACTGTTCAATCGTGACCAGATCGCCATCGGCATTTTCCAGCATATAATCATAGGCGGCATCGGTATCGCTTTGACCGGCTTCAATCATGCGCTCTTTAGCGGCTGTCATAATGGGCTGATCAAACGGATTGTAATGCGTCTCCGTGGCGCGCTCGCGCAGCCAGCGCTCTAATGCGCCTACATTTTCCGAATTCGACATCCAGTCCACAATCCGGTTTTTCAAATCGCCATCGGCTTCCCATAGCGGTACATCGGTGCAATCGAGCACAATCAGCCGTCGATCGCCGGGTTCGATGGCCAGCGCATCGGTATGGTTTGTGGCGATTTCCGTGCTGGCGTAACACATTGCTTTGAGAATACCGCCATATTTGCGTTTAACGCGCACAAAACCGGCCGCCGGTTCAATCAATACTTTCAGCTTTTCATACGCACTATGGCGCACAGTCCAGCGGCTTGTGTCCTCCTTTTCCTCGAATGCTTCAGCCACGGTTAATATCAAATTATCCGCTAAATACTCGTTATAAGCGCTTTGCGAGTTACCGCCGATCAGGTCACTGAGCACGATCGGGCATACGTACTCCGGCCCGAACAGCTTGCCGAGTATCTGGAACCAGATACCGCGTCCGGTGCCGTACGCACGCGTCACCAGCACCAGCCCGTGCATCCGGTAACTTGGGTTAGCCACCTTAACGGCGTGCCAGTCAATGAACTGCTGGCGCTCTAACGGGTTTGGGATAAGGTGTTCAATGAATTCCAGCGCCGTTTCCGCTTCGCCTCCCTGTTCAGGGTGTAACGGCGGCGCATAGGTGTTGAAAATGGTTCGGTCGTCACGCGTTACCAATACCTGTTCCGGCACATCCGGGCACAGTTCCACCGCGCGCGCTCGCATAGCGTCCGGGTGATCTACCCACGCATTAACGGCCTGTATTGTCTTGGCTACGTTGTTCGGGTCCGGTATTTTTTGATGCCGGTTAATCAGCTTAAACCCCTCGATGGTTAGCGCTTCCATGGGGTGATTGATATCACGCACGCTTTTATCGCCGATAACCACCCACTTTTCCAACAAATCGGCCAACGGATCGGGTGTAAACACCGTAACGGGTGCGGGAGCCGGTAATGCCGCCGCAAGCTGCGGCGTTATGGTTGCGTCGTGATGTGTACAATCGCGAGCGAAATCGTGGATATACGGCAAACCGCTGGTATTGGAAATGCAGAATTTGATGGAATGACTATCGCCGAAAAGGTCATTTTCTCGTTTGATGTTGCCAAAAATGCCGTCTTTGTCTAATGTTGGTTTCAGCTCACCCCACGTCACCACCGCGCCATCGATCAGGCATTCAAAATCATCGGTCAAATCCCATTCCTGGCTGCCCGCGTGGCCAAACGCCAAGCCGGGCGAAATCTGCTCGCCACAATAAAACTGCATCCGAAACTCGATTTCATCGAGTACCGCGCACGCCTGCTCATAACTGATACCGGGCAAATCCTTTAACGGGATATCCAGCGGGCTTTCTGATTCCCAGCGGTACGCTTTACCGCTGGGGTGCATACCAAAGGCGGCAAATTGCCGCCCAGCGCCACACAGCAGCTCGACACGGTTGGAAATGTGATCAGGCAGGTTGCGCCATTGCTCATCGCTAAAAATGGCTTCACGGTCACGGGAAAAGAGCGGGCTAACGGTATCATCCTTATACCGCTTTGGCGGCCCGTCCGGGCGCATCGGTCGATACTTGCCCGTGCGTAGACTCTTAAAGGGCGGCTCACCGGTCATGCGATACACCAGCAAGCGTTTCGGTTCGCTGCCAAACCGGCACAGTGGCGTTTCACCACATAGCTGTTCTATTTTGTCTTCAATGTAATCGCATAGATTTTCAGCAATAACATCCAGATCGAACGCCGCCAAGTGATCGCAGCGCAGCCCGGTGTTGGTGTAATCCGTTCGGCGCGCGTATTGGTCCAGCCATTCGGCCGTAATGTCCTGTTTTGACCAACCCTTAATGTGTAACCCTTTGCCATTGGTCAATAATGGCAGTGGCGTATAGCCGTTTGATAGTAGGGTATTGCGCAGTTCCGCGCGGTTCATGTTAGACTTGGCAGACACGTTTTATCTCCATCTGTTTCAGTGTTACTCCATAGCACTGGTTATTCGGAAAGCACGGACTTGTCGGGTTCCTGAAAACGTTAAACGGCGCTCAGTGAGCGCCGTTTTTATTGACCGGCAAACCGTCTGCCGAGTGTATCAGCCCGCCCTATGCGGCGCTGTCCGAATTATCACCAATGGGCAGTGGTTCAGCGGGCTCGCCCGCCTCGATCGGGCGGGTTATACTACGGATCGCAGCCATAAAGCCCTGCTGGATATGCGTTTTGCCGATTGCAAGCCAACGTTTGTCCATATCTGAAATATCGATTTGCATTTCTTCCAATCGTCCGAGCAACAAACGCTCAGCCTTTTTAAGCTCATTAACATATTTGATTTCCTGCGCAGTCAATTCACGGTACCCCGCGATTTTTCGGTGTTGATTGTCCATCGTTATCTCCTTCAATGACTGGCCGCAACGCGCGTGCGGCCGTTTCGCGGATTTCAAACCAGCCGCTTGGAAAGGTATCGGGAAACATCAACATAGCCAGCCGGGCGAATTCGCCACATACGTTATTGTTGATTTTGAATTCCGATGTATCTTCCAAGTGCGAGTGATAACGCACCACTTCAATAATTGTTTTTGCCCCGTAATGCGTGCGTCCGGTGTTACGCATGCGAACTGCGTATTGCAGAAACTGCCGGAAAATGTGCATATTCTCATCCACATAATCCGGCAGCCCTTGCCACCACCTCATCGGTTCGGCATACTCGGCGATGCAACCAATCACCCGCGCCTTTTGTACCTGTTCGGGAATACGCAGATACTGGCTAACCGATAATGTCTGCCGTGGTTTTTGTACCTTAGTCTTCAACGTTACCGCGCGCTTTCTTCAAAATATTTTCAATGCTTTCTAAACTATCGAGCGTGGCACAGCCTAAAAAATGTTCGCTATCCTCTACCTGCTGGGCTTTTGCGCCAAGTACATCTAAACGATGGCACAGCATCAAGCCGACATAGAATAAACCCGATTGCTGCACGCCATAATCGCTGGGGTATTCCTGGCGCACGCTCATGGTGCCCGCCACCACGGCCAATTCATTCAATAAATCTTCGTAGGGGTTAGACGGTGCGCGGTCTTGTTCGGTGTTGTCGCGGTCCATTCCGTTATCCTCTGTCATTGGTTTTTCTCCGCTGGGTAGGCAATGGCGGCGCTCAGCTTATCGCCTAATGTTTGAACTTCCACAACCAACTGTTCGAGCGCGTCCGCGATGCGTTTTTGCTGCTCGGCATTGGCCGCTATATAGTCCAGCGCATGCGTAATGCGGCTTAACATGCCTTCTTTAATTTGTTCGTCCATACTATCGGCTCCTTATTTCGTGTAATACGGTCCGCTTTCAATACTGGCCGTTAAGGGTAAGCCATCCGCCGCTTCCGGGTGGTCGGCCATAAAAAAGCGCAGCGCTAAGGTGAATGCTTCTAGCTGCCCTTGTGGTATCTCGCACACGATTTCATCGTGCGTATGCAGCACGCAGACATCGGCCACTTTGCGCAGTGTGCGGCGCAGTATGCTGGCCGCCGTAGCCTGTGTGATGTTTTCCGCAAGCATCCCATACCACAGTTCCACGCGGCCGTAGCCGCTCCCGAAACCGCGCACGAAGGTAGTCACCCATCGGTGGTAAACCTGTCCGGTGTCTTCGTCTTCGTATTCCACCCGCTCATGGCGAAACTGGGGATACACTAACCAGCGGGTATCGGGCAGCGCACAGATCAGCGTGCCACGCATCAAATCCGGGTGAAATAGATACTTGACGCGCCCGGCGTGATGCCAAACGCCGGGATTTCTATACGCCTGGATAGCCGCTTCCCACAGTTCATGCCAGAAATGCACGCACCACGCGTTAGCCGCGCGCCACGTATCGACAATGTGGCGCACCTGTGCGGCCGGTACCGTCACGCCATACCCCCGGCCCATCGCTGAGAACGCCCCCACGGCACCCCCAAAGCCCAACGCCAGCTCAGCCACCTTACCCACCTGCCGCTGCTCGTCCGTGGCGCTGAGCGGGTCTGTGAGCCCGTAAATGGGGGCAGCGGCGAACTTGTACACGTCCTGACCGCTGCGAAACAGGTCCAGCTTACGCTCGGCACCGGGGGAAGCCGCCAGCCACGGCAGCACGCGCGCTTCTATTTGATCCCAATCACCCCACACCAGCAGTTTGCCGTCCGGCGCGACGAAAGTCGGGCGTATCAGACGCGCCAGCAGCCGGGAAACCGGATAACCATAGGTATCGCGCAGTACCGTGGGCGCGAAGCCGCTTAGGATGTCTTCCATGGCGTCTAGCGCGCGGTTGGGGTCAGTTTTACTGACCGGCGCGCGGATAATGTTATGCACCTGAATACCGCGCGAGCTGAATCGCCCGGTTTGGCCCGCGCCGTTGAATGAATAGCCGCCGTGTACCCGCTCAAGGTTACAATCGCCGGTCGCTTGGTTGACAATAGCCGTGAATTTACGCACCGCCGCGCTGTTGCCCGCTTCCACCAGTTCAAGAAACTGGATAATCCGTTCGGCATGGCTTTCCATGAACCGTTCGGCGTGCTCCGGGTGCATGATCGTTTCCAGCACGGCCTCGCGGGTTGGCCGGTCGCAGGAATAACGCGGCCGCCCGTCTTCTTTCATGGGCTTTTCCACCAATTCCTGCAATTCTTGATCGGGGTGTAACTGGTCGTGAAGCCAGCGCGCTTTGCGCAAGTGCGCCGAAAGCGTCAAGCCGACATCACCGGTCAACGTGGCGAGCTGCCCATTGATGTCGTCAAACTCGGCCGTGGCGTAATGCTGCGCGGCGCGCGCAAACGGCAAATCCACCGCCACGCCTCTATCGTTAATCTGTTCGCTGGCGTGGTATTCGGCCCATTCGGTCATAGTTAGCGGCCGCGTGCATTGCCACAAATCGCGCATCGCCAACACGTCTTTGGTGCAATAGGCGCGAAAATGGCCCATCTTTTCAGCGGTCTCGAATGCCTGTGAATCCCACGTGGCACGCTCGCCATTGCTGAGCTGGGCAATCAGTTGTTTACCTTTCGGGTCTTTGGTGTGGGGTGTGCCAAGCGCCTCGCACGCCTTGCCAAGCTGGCCGGGCAGGTTATTGCCTTCCGCTTGCGCCTGGGCGCACAGTACCTGTTCAAGCGGCAATTCTGGCCACCCGTATTTCGGCACCATGACCGCGTTCCAAATCCAGCGATCAAAAAAGGCATTCCAGAACACAAAATAGCCGCCATTCCGGCAATGTTCCAGCATGGTTTCCGGGCGCAAAGGATCGGCGTGCGATAGCACCGTGTTACCCCACGCCCACGCGGGCGACCATACGGCCCCGTCGTCATCATCAAAGGCGTAACCCCACACAATGCCCTGGGTGCTGGGGTGATGTGCGTAGCGATACGCACCCACAACGGTAACGTCTAAAAGCGAGCGCGTTTCAGAATCGGCGAAACAGATTTGTGGCATGGCGAGAAAAAGGGCGCACTCTCCGATGGTAGCGGTGTACTTTAGGGCTAAACGCCGCAACGTTACCCGGTACCCCCATCAAAGAGTGCGCTTGAACTTAGGCTTTCGCGCGCCGCCGACGCCGGGCGGGTTTTTCCGGCTCGGCTTCGGCTTCGCTAGTGGCGTCCGCTTCTGTCTTTTTGCTGCGGCGTCGCCGACGCGGTTTTTCCGGTTCAGGTTCGCTTGTGGCGGCCTGTTCCGGTGCAACGGTGGGTTCGTCTTTCCGCTCGGCTTCCGCACTGGTATCAATGGCGGCGGCCTGACCATCATTAATGTCTAACCACTGCTCAACTTCCAACAGCGGCACAAAAATTTCGCCATATTTCTTGTGTTCATAGGAATCCACTTCCAACTGCACCACCGGCACAATGTGGGCGGCGTCTATCTGTGCCTGTGAGATAATCTCATCGATCAGCTTTTTGGTGGCATTGCGCAAGCCGGTGGATGTGCCCTTGTAGAGCACGGTCTGGCCCGCGTCTTCGCCGGTCAGACACTGCAACTGCATGCTAACCTGTTGATTCCATGTTTGGCCGTAGTCCGGCAGTTCACCGCGAAGTGGCGGCATCTGATTAAAAGGCACCATCCGCTCATCGAGCAATTCACCGTCGCCCCAACACGCAAAACCGTGCTGTAATGAATAGGGATTAATGGCCCATTGGCTACCTTCTTCCGGTTCGATCTTTTCAGCGCCATAAGCAAATAAGCCGGATTTCAGCAAGCGCAGAAACGGCATGCCGCCACTGCTGCCGACTAGACTTTGATTCATGGTCTGTAGGTTTTTTGCTAAATCTTCGGCATTGGCCGGGAGTCCGGTACCGAATTTCACAATGTTAGTCATGGTTTGCTGCTCCTGTTTCCTGTTTGCTGTCTGCTGTCTGCTGTTTGCTGTTGTGGGAGCGCGTTAGCCAATAAATCCATGGTGCTAGTAACCGCCGCCCTATTATCCGTATCGCTCACCAC